TTGGTTGGTTGCCCGTTTTTCACCGGGGGTCATGGACTTCCAAGCGGCATCTGGAAGGTAGCGTTCGCCGGTTTCAAGGCTGGGCTTGCCCGAGTTGGTGCGCCACTTCTGCCTAGACCAGTTTTGTAGGCTACGCTGCTGGGGTTTCATTTGGACGTGGTGTAACCCCCGCCAGCCTTCTTGTATTTAACAGCTAAAAGCTGCGCCTTGCGGGCCGACCACTGGCCGGGGCGACCGCCCTTGGTTCCAGACTTGATGTTCTGGAACAGCCGCTTACGCATGGTGGGCTTCGTGTAAACCCCTGCGGAGTTGACGGTGGAGCGTTTCACTTGCACTTCTTGCGCTTGCCGTACTCAATCATGCGCCCGGCCTTGCCGTTTGCTTTCTTCTGGGGCATTTTTTGCTTGCCAGAGTTGTTCTTTTCTTTGCCTTCCATTTTTGCGTACATCATATTAACAGCTCCAAGCCTTTCGGCTCCAATAGTTTGCGCTAAGTTTATTGTTTGTTCCCTTAATTCCGCCAGATCTAGCGCAATAACTTTTCTTGCGGGCAGGGATGTTTTTCTTAATGGTCATGTTAGCATCACCAAAACGGACAACTCGTTCCTGTCCGCCTTGGCATCCCTTCACCACAAACTTCTTGCCACCCTTAACCTCACGTCTAGGGCTATTACAAGGCAAATTGCGGGGATTTAAGGGCATGGTAGCGGTTTGAGGAGAAAACCCCTTAAAAGGGCTTTAATGAGCGTTTAAAGGGCAATGGGCGGGTTTAGTGCTCAATGTTGATACCTTACAGATTGGCGTCTTTTTCGCGCTTCTTGCTTTCTTTTTGGCTAATCCTATCTAAGTTGTTGGCCTGCTTCATAATCCACCAGCAGGAAACCACGCTAACGGCCAAAGACGCCACAAGCGCAAAAATATGTAATACATCTGTAACCATCTGCATACTGGCAAGCGTTGTGGACCAGCTAAATAAATTAGCGGCAAGAATTTTCATCGGTTGTAAATTGTCGTTCATTTGGTAGAAACGGTCTTAGGCCGTGATCCAAACCACCATGTAAGCGCGGTTGCAGCGGTAAACACCAAATCGGACACCAAGGCAGTACGGGTCACGGGGTCCAGATTACCACGAAACGCGAGAAGCGAAATAACGGCAGCAAGAGCCCACGTTAGGGCTGGGCGCGTAAACCGGCGGAAGGAATCAACCACCACGGCAAGGTTTGCCGCCCAAGGTGCTGCCTGCGCCGGGATGCCCACGGAATCCTCGTTGGCCGACTGCTGGGAGGTTGTAAACGCCTTTAGCTCCTCCTCCTTAATCTTTAGCTCAGACAACGCCTTTGCCTTCAAGATGTCCACCTCGGTGTTCTTGCGATGCGTGTAGCTCTCAAACCACTTGTCGCCAAAGCTCAACACCTTTCCAAGAATCGTGCCGCCTAATGCAGATGAAAGAAAGCCGAGCATATTAACCTTTACGGGTAGTTAAATAACGGAAGCAGAAATATGGGAACCAGATAATCCACGGGATCTGGCGAATCTTGACGTTGCTTGCAACCACCTGTGGCTTGTCGGCGTTCCAGCAGGTAACGTGAATAACAGAGTCGTCGGCGGATATACACGCCTTAATCATCCCATTGCGGGTGGGTTTGCGGCCTGGGGTCCAGTAGTTGTCAAACTGCCCCAGCTCAATGTCCGTCTCCTTGCCGTGCCCAATGGTGCATCCCACCATCTGCCAGCCGTCAATGGAGCCCTTTAGGGTGACGGCAGAGACGCCAGCACCACCCTGAAGATCGCATCCCTTAAACTTGTAGTTGCTCCCGCGCACCGCATCAATGCAGTTTTCGCTACCAGCGGCAATTTCTTTGCCGGTAACCAAAACATTGGTGCAGTTGGAGAACTTGAGGATGTCATCGTAGTCCTGCGGATTCGGCGGGTTCACAAAGCCCGACGTGTCGGGGTTGTCGCCGTAGTACGACTGCCAGTTGGCGTCAGGCTGATTTCTCGATGACATCGGCGGCAGGCTTAGGCTTCAGCTCCTCGGCCAGTTCGGACGCCCATTTGCGGAGAGCTTCGTGCTGGTCGGCGTTCAGAGCGGCGATGCGGGAGGCGGCGTAGAGCTGTTGGAGCTTGTCGAGGGAGGTCATGTTAGTTTCACTTTACCGGACGCGACGAGCACGAATGGTTCCAAACGCGGTCATCGTAGAAACGCCAAACTCCGCGTATACAATAAGGTAAATGGTGGTTGTGCTCGCTAGTGAAAAACGCACCGTCCGAGGATTCAGAGTTCGCCTAACCCGATTGTGTGTAAGGTTTTCGCCGTCCCACTCAGCCCGCTGTTGGCTGTCAAGTGTTGGAAGCGTAGCCGAAGTTGAGTTTGAACCAGTTATAAGAACGGAAATGGTTGTAGTTGCCGCCTGAACAAAATAGGTCATTAAATCGACGTCCCAGTCGCCAGCGGTTAAGCTAATGGAGGTAACATTTGCGGCGGTATTTGTGGTAAGGGAAACAGCAGAAGCAGACGCAATTACACTCTCAACATACTCCCCAATAAAACCAGCCGCCGCGTTGTCGTTGGTAGAAGTGCCTTTACCGCTGAGTTGGCCCGTGCTCGACAACGTCGTAAACGCGCCGGTGCTCGGGGTCGTTGCGCCGATAGCCGTTGCGTCAATCGTCCCGCCGTCGATGTCCGCCGTATCCGCAACGAGCGAATCAATGTTCGCGGTCCCGTCGATGTTCAAATTGCGCCACTCATGCCCTGTTCTTCCAAGGTCGTAGGTGTTGTCAGTTGCTGGGTCGATGTCGCTTGCCACCCGAGCGTTGAAATTGACCGTGTCCGCGTTGCTGCTGCCCAGCGTCGTGTTGTCGTTTACTGTGAGAGCCGTAGCCGTAAGGCTGGCAATTGTCCCCAGCGAGGTCAGCGAGGACGCCGTAACGCCAGCCGCAAGGGTTGCGCCCGTCAGCGTTCCAGCCGCTGCTGCAACCGTAATATCAGCCGACCCGTTGAAACTGACGCCGTTAATGTTCCGCGCAGTCTCCAAGATCGTCGCGGTCCCGGCATTGCCCGTGATCGTCGTCTGATCGCCGGTGTTGGTCCCGCTGACCGCCGTCGTTCCGGTCACCGAAAGCGCGGGCGTGCTTGTGCCGGTAACCGTAACGCCGTTGATGGAGGTTGCGGTAGCTGCACCTAGCGCAGGCGTAACAAGCGTCGGACTGGTTGCAAACACCGCCGCGCCGGATCCGGTCTCATCGGTCAAAGCGCCCGCGAGATTAGCGGAAGAGAAACTGCCAAGCGACGTTGCGTTCCCGGTCGAGGTAACCGCGCCGGTCAGGTTGGCGTTGGTTACTACGGTGGCCGCAAATGAGCCTGTGCCGCTACCCGTAACCCCACCAGTCAGAGTTATTGTCTGGTCTCCTGTATTTGTACCGCTAAGATTTGAACCCGTCACCGCACCCGTTGCCGCAATCGTGCTGCTGGCCGTAATTGTAGTGGCCGCAACAGTGGAAGGATTGCTTGCGCCAAGCGCAGTGTTTGTAATGCCCACCGCACTATAATCTGTGCTTACACCAACCACCGCACCCATGCGCCCAAATACGCTAGAAACAGCGTCCGTATTGTCCACCTTCTCCCAAGCCGCTCCATTGCTGATAATCCAATCACCAATGTTAAATGACAAAGTAAACTGCGTGCCAGCCGTATCAACTACATAGTAATTTCCATTGGTAATTGAAGCGGGCGGATTCGCTAGGGTTGGGGTGTTCGTAGCAGCACTCCATGTCCCCTTGTACGTCACCGTACCAGAAAGCAGGCTGGGAGGTGCGTAGTTGATTACTTGGTCAAAGATTCCAGACATATTAGGCGTAGTTAAGTTCGCTGATTGTAAGTGTGCCGCTGCCAGACACCGCTATCACCTTGGCAGCCGTAGCCCACGCACGACTCCAAATGCCAGAGTTTCCATCCTTAAAAAGATGCCCAGTCCCAGCCGTAGGCGCACCACCATCAATCGTAACGCGCATATCGCAACCCTCTAGGCTCCAATAAACATGGCTGGTGTTAGAATCAAGCGCCGCCACAATAAAATTAGAAGGTGTTGCATTAACAGCCAGCGTCCTGTCGCCTACCCCAGAGGCGGGAAACACCTGCATCGGTCCATTAACAATTCTTGAATTAGCCATAATGTTAGACGGTAAAGGGTGAAGCCTGCACAGCCGCATCGGTGCTGGCAGCGCGGATCATCTTGGCGGCGTCAGCTTGGCGGGCAGACCAAAAATCCATGTACCCGCTCTTAAACAGGTGCCCGTTTGTTGACGTAGGGGCAGAGCCATCAAACGTAACCATAATGTCCGCGCCCTGCACATCAACAAAAACAAACTTGGTGTTCTCGTTGTAGAACGCTGACGCAAAGCTCACGGCTGCGGTTGATACGGTAAGCCGCTGGTCGGCATCTCCCGGCGTCGGGACTGGATAAAGATTAACTGAAAATGTATTAGCCATAAATTAACGGGACTGACGTGAGATGTATGTTGAAATTCGCCTGTAAAGCGAGTTGTTGTTCCTCTGTGTTCCTGCCTTCTCCAATTCTATCACTAGGTATTGCTGGGCAACCTGCTCCTCTCCCATAGCCTTTTCAATCTGACCATCCATACGCAGGAAGTCAGCATAGGACGCATGGGCCACATACTGGAAAAACTCGTCCGGGATGTCCGTCGAGTTCACCGTAAATGGCACACCGGACGCCTTGATAAAGCCAACCCAAAAGCCCTCAAGGCTACTGTAATTGTTAATAACGCGCGCCCCATCGAAGTCCACATAAAACTCGTACTCGTTGGCAGAAACAATATTTAGCGGGTTGTTTGCCCAAATGCGGTTGAACGACTCAATGTCGGGGATTGCCACTGCAATAACCGTGCCGCCACCCGAGTAGGTCTCTGTACCAGTCCCGGTGGTTAGCTCATAGGTAAACGTGTCATTGGCCACCGTTGTAGTGTTCACTCCCGTAACCTGAAAGGTGCCATTGGGATTCACCGTGCCAGACAGGCCAGTAACCGTAACATACATTCCACTAACAAAGTCCACGGCGGCAGAGCACACAACAGTAACCGTTGTGCCACTGCGCGATGCCAATGTAATTGACTTGCTTGATGGCGTAAACGTTCTGGCAATCAGCCCATTGGTTGCGGGACGCGCCTGCGCACCAATAATGTAACGGGACCACACCTGACTAGAACCGTAAGCCTGCCGAATACGGCGGTTTACAAAGTTCAAAATGTTAATCTGTTCGGTGCTTGTAAAACTTGAAACGCCGCAAAGCGAACTAATCAAACTAAACAGGTCGGTGTAGGTTCTATTGGTCACAGTTTATTGGGCGAAAGATGGGGAAACTTCTTCTGAAAATACTTCATAAAGCCTTTAGAATGGATTTCTTTGTGACCATACTTCTGCTGCATCCGAAAGAACTCCCACTCAGGAATAACTCCAATGCAGCGTCCAAGACCTGGCAAGTCCTTGGTCTGAACCCGTGATTTAGCCTGTTCCGCAGCTTGGGTTTCCTTTTCCTTTTCTATTTCCTTTTTGAGCTGCATCCCAGTGTTGATCTCACGAATCAGGGCATCATGAATCTGGCCGTCACAATACTTTGGAAACGATGTAATTAACTCCATAAAAAAGGGGCCACCCGTATAGGTGGCCCCCATTATAGCAGACTTGCTAACTCCTTAGACGCGGGAGAAGTCGATCACCTGAAGGGCAATCACAATCTCGCCATCAGTGATAGACGCAATAGCCGCATCGTTCACCTCAATGACGACATTTGTCGCTGTAGCAACCATCTTGACCGGCAGAACGCCACCCTTGATGGTCGTTTCACCAGACGCCTGAACAAACGCATCGCCAGTGTTGGCAACGGGAAGGGTCATGGCGTCAACGTCAAGGGCATCAATGAACTCGTCCGGGTCGGCCAGAGTTGTGCCAACGTCGATGACGAGAGAAGTCGAGCCAGCAATGGCTGTCTTCTCCCAGACGACGCAGGACAGAACACCGGAACCGGCAGGGAGCTTGAACAGGTTCTTTTGACCACCGTTACCGATGGCAATCAGATCCGTGTGGGACAACTTAGCAACATAGTTGATAAGCGTACCAGCAGACTCATTAACTGTGAGTTGGGGCATATTATTATTAGCTGAGGGCTGTGATTTTGCCGTGGGCACCCGGATGGTTGACCAGCAGCGTGAGGGTTGTATCAACATAACCACGCTCGCCACCACCAAGGTTAGGCAGGCGTGTAGAACCGAGACCGATCAGCTCCGCCACACCATAGTAGTCGGGGTTGACAAGGTAGCCGGTATCTTTGTTTGTGGTGTCCGGCGCACAATCCGGGTTCATGTTCACAATGCTAACCATGCCGTGGTCAGACTCATACATCTCGACGGCGAGCTTGATGGTCTTGCTGTCAGCCGACTGTGTAACCTGACGATACACCGTGTTGGTGCTGCCAGAGGTACGAGCGTAGTCGGCAATGACGCGGCGAAGGGCCGTGTCAGCAACCAGGGTGAGGTTGTTGGTTGTGCCAGTCACGCGATAGATCGACGTGATGAGGTCATTGAACGCGCTCTCGGTGAGGGCACCAGAAGCGTGGATCGAGGCAGCAGGAGTGCGGTAGGCAGCCGGAACGTCCGACGGGCCAGCCGAATCAATCCAGTCACCAAGGCCGCGCAGACCGTAAACGGTGCCAGCACCGTCCTCAGCCGAGCGGTCATTTGTGGAGCACAGGGTCGCTTCCACGTCACGCTTAATCTCGCGGACGGCCTTGGCCTCAGCCTGAGCAATCTTGGCGGGACCAACGGAATCCACGGCGTTCTGAAGGTCAGAAACCATGAAGTCGCGGCGGAACTTCTGGACGTAATTGCCCAGACGAGCGCGACCGCTGAACTTGTCGGTGAAAGAGGTGACATCGGCACCCTCCGCCACACCGGCTGTAACCGGGGACGAGAGGCTGTCAACTGTCCACTCAACGAATGTCGCGCTGGCCTTGCTCTTGGGAGCCGAGGACAGAACGGGTGTTTCCTCGGGGGCGAGGATTGTCAGGATGTCCGTGAGATCTTCACGGTTGGAGACACCAGAACCGGGATTGGTTGTGTCGAATGTATTAGAAAAAGCCATGATGAATAAGTATTACTTACGTTTAGAATGTTGAAGGGCGCGGAGAGCAATAAAGTCCGTCGTAGCACCAGATGAGCTAAACCGTTGCTGAATGTCTTTCACGGCCTTGACGGCGCGTGTCTCAGGCTGCTCGCTCTGGGCGGAGCTGCTTGCCTGCATTGAAGGAGGACTAAGACGCGCAGACGGCTTTGAATCGACAATAGGCTTGCGCCCGTAAATCGAGTTGGCTGCGTGGGCCACCATGTACTCCATGTATGGCTCCAGATCGGGAACAGATTTTATGGCCTGCTTGAGAAGGGGACTCTCTTTCAGGATTTCATACTGTTTCCGCACATCGTTGTCATCGCCCTGCATCCAGTTAAGCTCTGTCTTGATCGCATCCGAAAACTGCTGTTTAACAGCAACGCGATTCTGACGGGCATTAACCTCTGCAAGTTGGGCGGGAAGGAAGTCCTTGCGAGCCTTCTGAGAGTCTCGCATAACCTTACGAACCTGGGCCTTACTATAATCCTTTCCATCAATGGTGGTTACAATATCTTCAGCACCGAGGTGCTCATTAACCCACAAGATGTCTTCTGCCCACTCAATGGCTTCGTCTATTTCCTTGGCTTTGGCCTGAAGTTTTTCCACCGTATCAATATCGCCAAAAGGATTGTTTTCAATCTTCTTGGTTTCCAGTGGATCCTTCTGCGCATCCCGCTTAACTAGTTCTTGCTTCAAAGCATTAAGCTGTTCCTCGGCCTGCTTCCGTTTTGCGGTAAGCTCACCGAATCGGGCTACTGCGCGACTGCCCAGCTTTTCAGCTAGTTCGCGCAAATCCTGCTCTGACATAGACTCTAGATCGATTTCCTTGTTTGACTTTGAAAGAACATCCGACTCCTCGGCGGGTTGCTGTTCGGACTCGGTAACGCTCTCCGCTTTGGGGGCGTTCCTTGTCTCGTTCTCAGGAACTTCCTGCGAACGATTTTCCTCAACTTCCTGCTTTGTTACCGGTTGTATAACCTTGGCGTTAATCACCTCGGAGCCAATCTTAGGCTCTCCGATAACTCCCGCCTTGGCCGCTTTGCGTTGGTGTGCATACATACCAACAGCAATGTTATCTGACTGTTCCACTGCATTTTTAACACCCGCAGCGTTGGGTGATTGGACTTCATTAGACATAGTTCGCGCCCTCTATTCGCCGGAGCGGTTGCGATGTAGCATTATAACGCACCTTTTTGGTGCATCAAAAAAACACTTTATTGGCTGCTTTGACGCTTCCTGAACAGGATGTCTTCCGCATTGCACATCTTCAGGATTTGGTCGTACGCCAAGATTTGCCCTGCAATTTGCTGCATCTTCTCAGACGGGGCATTGAACAATGCGGAGATGCAAGCCTCGCGTTCCTCGCTAACCGATTGCAAAAAGTCCGCAAACTGCGAAACGTGAGACAAATGATCCAACGATTTTTCTAGTGCCATAATTTACTGCTGCGGCATTGCCTGTGTGCTCACATTGCCCATAGCCGCTGGCTGGGTTCCAATGCGCCCAATCTGGGCGTTTTGAGACTGTTGCATCTGGAACGTGTATTGCGCGGCATACTTTTCCACGCGACCACGGAATGACTCGTCCTGCTGCAAACGCTGGGCCACATCAGGCTGCTGGGCATATTGCTGGAGGATTTGCAGCGCAATCTGCGCTCCGTTGGGACGGGCAGGCATTTCAATGCCAGCAAAGATTTTGGTGAGGTCGTCCGTAACACCCTTAACCACCTGCTGCTGCGCCTGCTCCACAGGCTGAAGAATGGCATCAGCGGCAATCGGGTCAATGGCATTGGCGGCAATGTCAATCAGCGTATCTGGATTAATGCGCCCATTGCGATCAAGCTGCATCAGGCTTACAAGCTGGTTAAGCTTTGACTCTTGTGTTTCTGGGTCGGAGTTTAGAACGTCATACCCAATGACAATATCAAAGTTCTCATCAGGGTCGCCCTTGTCAAAACGCATTGGATCGGGCACGCCGGTAACCCGGAAAAACACCTGATTGGGACCAAACCGCTGGAAGCAACGGAAGGTCATCTTGATAACCTCTTGAACGTGAGTGAGGAACTTGTCCAAGACAAACTGACGCTTGATGCCAGACAGGGGATCGTTTCCACTCAGGCCAACAAGCCTGTCCGCTACGTCAATCAGGGTGCGCTCCATCTCAACGGAGCCAGGATTATACTGTGGGGTCGGTCCAAACTGGAACTCGCCACCACGGCGGTATGGCACAAACCGGCCCGGACCCCAATCGCTTGGGGCATTGCCAACAGGGTGCATAATCGGCGGCATGGTAGCCATCGAGTTACGGTCAATGCGGCTATCCCGCTCCACCTTAACCTGCCATTGGATGCCACGCAGCATGTCGGACATGCTCTGCACGTCATAGACCCGCTTAGAAGCCTCGCTAAGACGGGTAACCACCACGGGATAGTCCTCGTATCCGTTCATCAGCTCAAACTTGGCGTAGGGCTTAACGTCGCCCATCTTGGCCGAAAGCTCACGGTGGAACACCGTGCAATAGATGCCTTCCGAATTGTCAATCGGGTCAATCAAACGCTGGTAGCCATAAACCACCTCAACCAGTTCGTCGGCCTCGTAAACAACGTCGTCCCACAAGAGGGTCTTGCGCGAGTTGTTTTCCTGTCCAATGGTGTCTACGTTAACGCCCTTGTAATGGTCAATAACGTAGTCCACCCACTCCTCGTCCCAACCCTCGGTTGTAACCTTGTTCTTTAGCTCTTGGGCCGTAAAGTAGGTTCGCCAAAAGCAGAACGGAGCACGCTGGGGATCGGTGACATACGACGGGAAAAAGAAATCGCCATCAGGCGTAAGAGCCTGAACAAGCGGGGCATCCACCTGACGACGGCTCACCGGAATCTCAGCAACACCCACTTTACGCAAATCCTTTAGCGCCTGCTTTGCCCGCTTGTCATTCACCGTTGGGTACACCGACCTAAGCATCTCAATAATCTGGTCATCAGCAGCCCCCTCCAGCACCGCCGTAGCCAAGGCAGGATCAATTTGGGCAAGCTGGTTGAGGTCAAGCCGCTGAAGGAACGTGCGGTCCTCGCGCTGCCAACCAACGTAGGTGATGGCAATGCCACGCTCAAGCAGATGGTTGCACGAAGCCTCCATCTCTTTTTTAAAACGGGGAATGTAGCTGCTCACCATCCACTTCAGGAACGAACTGATAACACGGGCGCGGCCCATGTCCCCCATCTCCACGGGGTAAGCGCGAATGTTTGCCCGCTGCATGGACGACATAAGAAGCGAGACATAGCTGTTGATCCGCTCATCAATGACGTGAGCCTCGGAATCAGACGCACCCTCCCAAGGGAAAGCATCCGAGCCATGCTTGCGAAGGTCGCGTGTTTTGCCCGGCCAGATGTTATTGCGGTCATCGTAGCTCTGACGACACTGCTGGAAGTAGGGCTCTAGGTCGGCAAGCGTGTTCTCGTATGCACGACGCAGGGCGTTTACATTCGGCTCTTTCGCTACGTATGTCAGGGCTTTCTCGTCGTTATCGGGAATCATAGATTTTTAAACTTGTCGATAAATTCACCAACGGCCCTATGCGTAAAAGTGGGATGAACCCCAATTTTTTCGCAAATGATCCGTGGCTTTAAATTGTCCGGGTTGCCCGTAAGTTCTCTGTAAAGAATCTCGAACCCCAACAGGCGGTCCACATGAGAATCAATCCAATTATCGTCACACGTTTCATCCCATGAGGGATGCGTGTCGATAGGTCGTTCCTGTATTGTCTGTAATGGCATGGACGGGGAATTTCTTGTTCTTGAGTTTACCACGCAGCTTTGGTGGAATTAAAATGGCGCGTTTACCACCAACGCCTTGTATGTGTGCATAAACCCACCGGGGGTTTGGGGCATCATGGATATACTCGGCCTGCAAGACATCTGGCGAAAACTCTGGAACGTCCAAAGCCAGCCTGATTTTTACAACGGCATCCTCGGTGAACCATGTGTTCTTCCCGTGTCCTGTGTAGTCATCGGGCGTAAGTTTCTTTGCCTTGAGCAACATCAAATCATTGACGCTAACCCCAAGCTCCTCTGCTAGTTCTGTAATTTTAACTTTCATTAGTATCCTAATCCACGTTTGGTGGCCTTGTTGTTTTTCTCGTCCACAAACTGTATGCCATCAATGGCCGCATAACGCAGCACATCAATGGGGTCTTTCTGGGCCTCGTCGCTGCCGCCGTCGCCCGTGTATTCCTGCAAGGCCGTGATGATGTTCTGGCACCTGTCGGAAATATAAAAGTGAGGGCGGTTGAGCCCATCCACCGGCTTGTTCCTGTTGAACGCCATCTTTGTCTGCAACGCCTGCAACCCGTCCTCAATGTCCAGGCCCGGAGCCGGGACAAAAAGAAGCCCGTTGTTTTCCAGATCCTCAATGATGCTGCTGGCCCCATTCTGCGCCTGATACTTGGCCGCACCCAGCCGGGGATCAATCAGCCGCTCAAAGATGACATCGTTGCTATCCGACTCCATCTGCAAAATCAGATCCACATAGTCCTTCATGCCATAGCCCAACCCCTTGCTGCCCTCGCCGCCAATCCACTTCCCGCCGTGCCACTTCGCCCAATCGCCCACGGCCACGTCCGGCCATTCCCGATAGACGTAGAACGTCTCCGTCGCATCCACCGCAATCCAGCACATAAACCAATTCTTCCGGCCAGCCGGATCCAACACCATATACTTCGTCGTGTTCTTCGTCGGCATCTTGTCATGCGGCAGGACATTCACCTCCACGTTAAAATTAGGGAACCGGCTGCTGGCACTCTTGGTGGGAACGCCATAGGCACGGGTCAGGATGTCTTCTTCACTCCGCCCCTTGAGGTCAGACGCAATACGCTCGTAGCCACCAAACGGGTTGTCTTCGGAGTGAAAGTAAATGATGGCGGCATTTCTGTTTTTGCTGTGCTGAACGAATGGAACGAGGCGTCCCCCAAGCAGCGCAGCCTGCTTTGTCTTTGTCGTCTTGGCCCCCTCAAGATAGTCACGAACCACCTCCGTATAGCCGTCAATCGGCGTGAACGTAACAATGAGCTTTGCGTTGCGCGTCGCCAAACGAAAACGAAGGGTGGCAATAAGCTCCGGCCCAATAAGATACTCGTCGCACCAAGCGCCAATGTTAGTCCACGCAGGCTCACGGCTACCAAGCTCGGACCCCTCCAGAATCGTGTCATTGTTAAGGAACTGCGCATAGGTCTTGAAGACAATCTGCGAGTGCGTGCCGGGAAGGATAAGAGACGATTTGGAAAAGCCATTCTTTCGTGTGTAACTAATGTTTTCTTCTGCACCCAGAACCTTCTTGCGAAGCTCTGCGGGAAGCGCGTCATAAACCGCACTCTGTTGCTGCCTGATCGAAACGTCATTGTTCTGCGCAAAACAAAAAATCATTGAGCCGGGATTCTCAATCGCCGCCTGCACCACACACCTGGCCGCATATGTCGTCTTGCCACTACGATTGCCCCCGCTGCATAATATCTCGTTGAAATGCGCCAGCTCCTCGTTGGCAATATGCCAATGCGGCAACTTGAAGCCATACCGATAGGGGTCGGCATCAGCGTTCGCTATCGCCTGGTGGTAAATCTCATGAAGCTCCGCCAGCTTCTCCGGCTGCATCTTCGACAAGTCCTCCTGAGAAGGAGGCGTCAATATCTCATGCTTCTTCCACTTCAAAGCCATCAGGCAACCTCCGCATCCACGGCAATAGCTTCCTTCTGCAACGCCTCCCTCGCCTCATTGATTGCCGCCTGCGCATCAGCCAAACTAGGACGCTTGCTCACATACTCCACCGTCACCTTGTTCCCGTCCAACGCCAACATCCCCTTGTCCACCGCCACACCATACGACACCGCCAAGTCCCTCAGGTTCACCTTCGCCAACGCCTCCGGGTCTTCACTGAGCTGCAACATCTTCTGCTTCGCCAACAATCGCAAACCCTCCGCCATCTCAAAACCATCCTCCGCAAGCTGCTTCCGCCTAACATCAATAGCCATGTTATGCCTAGCACGCAACCCAACCAAAATGTCAAAACCCAACCCCGTCGCCAACTCCACCTCCTTGTACCCCTTGCCCGTACACAACATCTCCAACGCCATAACAGCCATCCTCGGATCCTTATGCTCAATACCCTTGCTCCGGCTAAGTGCCACACTACTAACGATTACCGGCGACACCATGTTCGTTTCTTTATCCACCAATAGATATTAACACCCCTGTCAATAGGGGGATACCCCCATGCCTACACCACCACCTTTTATACCAAATTTTTAAAATAAACCATCTTTGCTATTGACAGACTTGTAAAATCCCTTCCACCATCCCGCTGGGGGGATGGCATACCACCTAGAAATAACATCTCCCCACAACACCCACCACCTGCATCCCGCCACCTTTGCATATTTTTTTAACATGGCACCAGACCAATATAGATACTTAGCGTAGCCGCCGCGATTGACCCCCTCCCCCCCCCTGCACACTAGGCAACGCGTGATACACGACTGACCAGCGACTGATCCGGCGTGAGTCTCGTTCTCTTTGCGGGGATTTTGCCAAGTGGGGGGGATGGGTTCCGGAAGGTTCCGCAAGCATTGCCACTAGGTTGCCTCAAGGTTAGTTCAGTTCCATTTGAACTAGCGTGGGGTTTAGCATGGTTATAAAGAAGGGAAAAGAAAGTTGCGAGCTTGGCATGGAAAAGACTTTTAGATTTGTCTCGTCAATTATAGCACGCTGTGATTGTCTCTGTGCCATGGAAAACAAATACACAAAGCAGACAGAGCAAATCAGGATTCTGCGCGCGCGACTGCGCGATGCGCTGAAAATCGCAATGGACAGGTTAGACTGGGCCGACGCGCACCTGGACAAGCCCAGCCGTTCGGCAGGGGCTCAGCGTATCGGAAAACAATGCAGGATTGCCAGTGACATTGCCTCTAGCGTCCTTGATGAAACGGAAGAAGCTAACAGCTAACAGCCCGCAAGGGTCTACTCATATGAAAGACAAAAACACAAAGACCACAGAGGGGACGCATCACTTCGTTTTGATCGATTGTCGGACCGGCCTTCAGACCTCGGGCAAGTATTCGACCTTGCGCAGCGCCCACAATGCTGCGGATCGACTGGATTCCGCTTATGGCGCGGTTCGGTTCTCGGTTCAGCGCGAAATGGTTGAGGCTATCTAACGCCCGCAACGGCTCAACGAAACAAAAAAACATCCATGAAATCAAACATAAGACCAACCGGATATTTGCTGCACGAATCAACCATCGACGGCAAACCGTACATTTGCGTTGCCACACTAAGGAGCGAAAATCGGAAAACCGGTGATATGGTTCAAATCTGGTTCCTGCTTCGCGATGTTTCACCGGTTGACGCTGTGCGTACTGGTTTAGATGCGTCGACGGTTTGCAAGGACTGTCCCTTTGCATCCGGAAAAGGATGCTACGTAAACGTTGTACAGGCTCCATTGTCGGTTTGGCGTGGCTTTCATCGCGGAATTTACCCGGTTTTGAATCCTGTGGACTATGCTACGGTTTTCGCTGGTCGGAAAGTCCGGTTTGGAGCATACGGCAATCCCTCTCTTTTGCCTGTTTCGGTCGTCAAGTCCATTGCAAGTGTTTCGGCCGGTTGGACCGGGTATTTTCACGATTGGAAAACGAATCCATTTGCGGCCGAGTATGCCAAGTATTTCATGGCATCAACGGAAACGGAGTCTTCCTTTCGCCTAGCGCAAAGCCTAGGCTTTCGGACCTTTCACGCATCGCCGGTCAAACCAGTGGAAAGCCTGGAATGTCTCTCAGAAACTAAGGGGATTTCCTGTGCTTCCTGCAAGCTTTGCTCCGGACTAAGCAAAGCCCGGCTTCCTTCAATTTGGATTAATCCACATGGCAGCAAGGAAGCCAAGGCCGCAGCTGTTGCTATGTCGGCCTAATATTCAACCTATCAAGCCAAATGAATATCCCTAAGGTCAGGACATGGAAAGTCACGTTTATCCGATTTAACGGAGACAAATCGGTTCAAATAGTTGACACGATAAATAAGCGCTTTGCAAAGTGGATTGCAAACGAACGGGCCGGATATCCGGCTTACGATTGCAGGGAAATCAAGATTGCTTTAGTGAAACAATAAACCCAACGCATCAGAATGAAAACATATAAAATGGAGGTATTAGTTGACGGTAAATGGGCAAGCAACGCTTGCGTATACGCAACGGAAGAAGAGGCGAAATCCGCCGGTCATGAATTGCTAGGGCGCTGGTTTGTGCCAACGGATTCGCGCGCAATCGAGTCAAATGACCCTGTTAATTATATTTTCGATCAAGAAACGTATCGCAGTGTTAGCTTAACCCAATAATACCATGTACACACTCAAAAACTATAAGACCAAGAAGGAATTGATGTCCGACTTAAAGGCCGGAGCCGTCATTGATACCTTTCAACCTGGAGGATTGTTCCCTGCCAAGACAGAGGGAAGCGTTTGCCTGGAGGGTCCACATTATCCGTTACCCCACAAATGGTATGCAACGGCAACCCTAAAGGACGGGAAGATATTAACGTGCAAATAAATACCTTTTGCTGCAACAGTTAAACTATAACAGGAAAAAATAACATGAATCACCCTTGCCGTCTCGTAGTCCGCCAAAACACAAAAACGGGCCGCACCTTGTCCGGTTTCGCCTCAACTCTTCCGCGCCTCTCCGCCGAATGGCGAGACATTGGGGAAGGCTCTTTGTGGTACGGCGCGCAAATGAAATACGGGCCATTCAGGGCGGCGCGGGAGAAAGCACAGGCCATGGCGGCCTATTATTCCGGACTCGCGTCTGGAAGCTAATTCAACGCGACCTCAACCCCTCGCCCTGCCCTTTGCCGGGGCGGGGTTTTGGGGTGAACAGGAAACAAAAAAACAGGAGATATAAACATGAAACAAACCATCGATTATTATCAATTCCGCAACGCTTTCGAGCGTTGCAACAGGACAAGCAATTTCTCACATGACGGCCTTTCGGCCTTGTTTGACCACCTGGAGGAGATCGAGGACGGCACAGGCGAAGAAATGGAACTAGACGTTATCGCCATTTGCTGCGATTACTCGGAGCACGAAAGCGCCTTAGTTGCCGCAATGGAACAAGGGTTTAAACCCGATACGCATGAAGATGATGCAGACACGGCGGAAAAGGCCGCGTTGGAGTATTTGCGCGACAATACGCAAGTCATAGAGGTGGACGGCGGCGCTGTCATTATCCAGGGCTTCTAACCCTTTGCCCCAATGACAACCCAACTTGCCAAGGATTCCAACCCGCGCTTGCCTAAGCCGTCCGAGTATGTCGCATACTCCAACCGCATCCTGTCCGCAGCCTGGCCCACCTTGCCCCGCCATTTGCCTATGGTGGCCTTTGTGCTGGGCTTGGTAGGTCTGGTATGCCTTGCCCTGTCATTTGCCCTGTAAAGCCATAGAAACACACTAGAAACATGGACACAAAAGCTTTCACGAATCTGATTTGCGCGGCCACTGGCCGCAACTTCGCGATATCCAAACGGATTAACTGGCGGGAAACAGCCCAAGCGGGCGAAACGCTGGATCCTGAAACGGTTTACTTTGTGGGGCTTACCTTGCCACTAACCGAGCGAACCGTTGGTTTTGACTGGAAAACCCCAAAGCATGACGAAAAGATGCTTCGGTCTTTCATTACGGCCTTTACGTCTAAATACCGCGAACCGGACCCGGCCACCTATGCAAGCTATGGCGAGGGCAACAGATGGGAAGCCATGACGCCCGAAAAGCGGGAATATGCCTACGGCCACCACGCCTTGCATATGTTCTTTAAGGAAAAGCTATTGGCACAAGTGCAAGCCCGATTTGCGGCCCCGGAAATGGAAACGGCCCTTAACCGTTGGGGCTTTTATGAGACCGAATACGGCGTAGGCATCTTTTGCTTTTGGCTTACTAAAGCAACGCTTGGCGCTATGGAGAATATGCGGGGCTTTCTTGCGGGCAAAGGGCTTGCGGCCAAAGAGGAATTTAGTGACGCCCGTTGGGTCTATCGGTTCCGCCTAGAGCTTTCCAAAGACCTACATCGCGGATTGCTGGGCCAATTTAACGAGCAATTAACCAACGCCAATAAACCCGCTTAATTGGCGGTAATTAACCCAATGGACACCCTTACAATCATCATCCTCTTCGTTTTCTTCGGGATACCTTGCGCCATTGCAGCCCGCGCTCTTTGGGAGTGCTGGCTTGTCACTAAAGAGATCCAAAAGGACTATAACGAAAATGAGTGAACCATATGAAACATAAAATCTATAAATCAATGGGCGGAAGCAATGCGTTTGAAGCTATTCAGATTTGCCTTGTTTCCTATGTTGACGGGCAACCCTATCATGGCGCGGTTGCGTTTTACGCGCTATTTATTGCCGGAAGTTGCCCACCACACCAAAAATCGCGTCTGTCGCACGGATTCAATAGCAAGAAAGCCCTGAAAGAGTTTTGCGCTTATCACGGAATCGCCTTGTGGCCTTTCCCGAAAACCTAAATCAAAGACCTTTACCTATGAAAACCCGCCCAGATGATTCAACCGTCGCAAGGCGCTTTGCCTACGGTCTGCAAATTAACGGGCAGCATAAAGCGGCCCAAACCATTGCCCGCTATGCTGACAAGCTAGAAGCCAAAGAGCCGCAAGCATGGCAGCCCGCTGGATTTACCCCGATCACTCAACTCCTTAAAAAATGACTAAGCACAAAAGGCGCGGGCCAAAGCCTGAGGACGGCGTGCCAAGGGTGCGTTTAGGCCACAAGCGCGGCCCCTTCGTGGCCAAGGCTACTGAGCTTTGCATCGAGGCCTGGAGAAGCACCTACGGCCTTCCATTGGGGCGCATAATCGACCAGCTTGTGCGCCACGCCCACCTGCATCCAGGCTTCAAGCTAGAGGTGAAACAACCTAAGCCTCGCGCCCAATAAAAAAGCCCCCATTTCTGGGGGCTTTTTTTAGTTTCGCCTCTGTCCAGAGGTTGATTTTTTTAGCTTTAGGGTGTTCCTCCCTCTGCAAAAAGAACCCCCGTCGGAAACACCACGAAACCTGCGGGGGGTAGAACCTTGCGGGTTCCTATTTGCAGAGGATATTATATCACGGTTTGAGTCAAGGATTTTTCAGCTAATGAAAGAAAAACAGGGGCAGAGCAAAAAAACGTGATATACTGGTGGGGTAGAGCAAAAGTGCTTTACCTCGGCTCTCTAAGGCCGCAACGTGTTTTGCCACCTAATCGGTGGTCAATATCCGCCAATGCGAACTTAGAGGCGCTCTGGCGGATTTCCTTTTCCCGCGATAACACAAAAGAACCCTGAGCCGTAAAGCCGCGCACGCTTGAACGCTAAGAAAAAAACGCAATGGGATCGCGCCCATGCTAAGGCGAGCCTAAGGGCTCCGAGCGTTTCAAGCAATACAGGGATTCCTGGCCGTTCCCCTGTGCTTGAAAGAGACAACGAACCGAACCTTCTTAAATGAAGCATTTAATTCCCTCGACCCCTTAGCGGGGCGAGGTGTGTCCAGAAGCCAAAACCTAGCTTAAATGACGAAGCGACACCCCCTGAAACACACGCTCCTTTTTTAAGGAAAAGGAGCGAAGGAGACAGCTAAAAATAAAAAGAGAAATGCGATTGACGCCATGTTGAAAGGGTGATTCAAATGCGGCCAATGAAAAACACCATGTTAGCGTTTGGGTTGGTTTGCGTAGCAAACGGAGCCGCACCAGAGACTTTTTGGAAGGCGTTGCATCATGTGGAAACGTCGGGCAGGCTTGGAGCAATAAGGGGAGACAAGGGCGCGGCCCTTGGCCCTTTGCAGATCCATCGCGGTTACCATGCCGATAGCCGTGTGCCGGGAGCTTATGAAAATGTGGCACACCTTGGCTATGCCCGAAAGGTGGCTACGGCGTATTTCAAGAGGCACGCAGCGGAAGCATGGGAGCGTGGCGACATCGACACGCTGGCCCGTGTGCATAACGGTGGCCCCAAGGGGCACCAAAAGGCCGCAACACGCGCCTACGGGCGCAAGGTGTTGAATTTCATTGAACGCAACACCGTTATTTCTCATTAATAAAACAACCCCCATGTGTAAATTCAAGTCAGCTATTGTCGTTAAGGACGCTAAACAGAAGGGCGGATTCCGCCTACTTCTTTCCCCTTGGACAGATTCACACTCCGACCTTATCGACCTGCATAGTTTGCGGGACGACGGCAAGCTACGTTTTGCCCGCATTGAATACAGCCCGCCCGACATGAGCGCGGCCCATTTGCCAGAGAAATACAAGCTAGACATTGACGAGGAGCGGACGCCCGCTTGGTTTGATGAGGACATGAAGGCGGCGGTGGCCGAGAAGATGGACTTTTTCATAAAAAGCATCCTCGTGAATGGCGAGGTTGCTTTGTTGATCGGTGGGCAATTTATCATTGCTCCAGGGGCCAAGATTGGCAGGGTAAAAAACGCTTTTGTGGCCTCCGTATTGGATGCCCGAATCGACCACGTTTTCGACAGCGCGAATATCGGCTCCGTTTACGACAGCGCGAAGATCGACTACGTTTCCGAAAACGCGAAGATCGACTACGTTTACGGCAACGCCCGAATCGGCTCCGTTTACGGCAACGCGAAGATCGACCACGTTTCCGGCAACGCGAAGATCGGCTCCGTTTCCGACAGCGCCCGAATCCTAAAAGACGAACGCAACAAGGCATAATTTTCTTATGAACAAAACACAAATGGAATTTGAGGCCGAGGGCAAAGCGCCCTCTCAGACAGATCGGCTGATACAGGTGCTGCACAACGCAAACAACCGCTGGGTGGACTTGCCCACGTTGGTGGCAAGGGTGGGCGGGTATGCCATTCACAGCAGGGCGGCAGACGCCAGGAAGATGGGTGTGAACGTGGAGAATTACACTATAAACAATCCATATACCGGGAAAAGAGAGAGTTTTTATAGGTTGCAAGCGCCTTGATAAGTGCGCGAACTCAACATTAGCGTTAACAACACGTATTTATGAACACAACCAATTCTACCGGGGCGACCAGCCCCACGCCGAGGACGGATGCCCATAATCAGGCCACGTTTTTCTCGAACGGACTCATAAACGGGCCGGAAATGTTGAAGTTCGCCCGCACCATAGAGAGGGAACTCACCGAGATGACCGCTGAATCCCAACGCAACCGTGAGGCCGGTCAGGAGTGGGCGGCAAAGTATCACGCTGCGCAAACCCAACTCACCGAGGCCAAAGAAGCCCGCGACCTCATGGCGGAAACCGCCAAGACCGCCGCCGCAACCTTGTTCCTAGCACAAGACAGGGCTGAACGTGCTCAGGCGGAACTCACCGAGGCCCGCGCCGAGGTGGAGCGGTTGGCGAAACCGTGCGGCTGGCCGCATTGCGAACCGTCAAAAAAAGACCAAGCCGAGATTACAGCCCTCCGCGCACAAATCACCGCGCTGGAGGGCGACGTTTTTTACTTGCCGCCTTGCAAAGAGAACGACTACGAGGGCTTCAAGTGGTGCGACTACGAGAGCTTCAAGTGGTGCGACTCGCACGACGAGCTTGAGAAGCAACTCGCCGCCCTCGCCGCCATCGGCATCCACCCTCAACCCAAGAAAACCAAATGACCACCAAACCCACCCGCAAGCTGCAATGTCTAAAGGAAGTGGCGTGCTTTATCCTGGCCGCATGGGCGTTGTGTGCCGTGTTCGCGCTTTGCCTCGCCCCCATCTGGCTGGCCATCTGGGCCATCAACAAATGAGCACCCGCGCCAAAGTCTATTAAACTTAACACTGACGCCCGCCGCCCAAAGCGGAGCACCAACTGAAGGTCAACTAAACTATACCAAACCGTGCAAATTTCGTGCAGAATTGAGCATTGCACGATTTTGCACAAAGTTGCTCCCGTTAGTTTTCGTGCAACTGTGCAACTCCCCTTTAGGGGTTGCACGTTGCACAAAATCGCGGGCAACTCGCCGCCCTCACCGGGGGCGATTCGTAGATTGCACTTGCCACTTTAATATTAACTTGCCACTTTAATAACACCAATGGAAACACCACAAGAAATGGCATACAGCCATTACATCGCTTTAGAAAGCAAACTCATCGGCTGCGCCATGCTGGAGGAAAGGGGCGGGCAAACTGTCGGCAAGGCACAGGAGGCGGGTATAACGGATGCCCACTTCCAGCACCCGCAGCACAGGGCGCTATGGCGCGTCATTTGCGAGCAGGCAATGCTGGGCGCGGATTGCTCGTCTGCGGGGATTTACGCCGCCTGCGCCGGAAATGCCGCCAAGCTGGAGGGGTTGGGAGGCGTTTCCGCCCTCACCCAGCACGACGTTGACACCACCCTGCACGCGCCTGAATACATCAAGCATTTGCATGAGCTTTTCCGCAAGCGGGAAGCCAACAGGCTTTTGAAGGCGGCGGCGGAGGGGATTAAGGACGGGGCCGGAGACCTGGCAAGCATTAGCCCCATTCTCGAACAGGTGGCGGAGGTTGTAAGCAGCGTTAGCCACACGCACCGGCAACTTCCAGAGATCGCCGCAGACGCCATTCTGGACGCCGAGGAGGCGATTCGCGGGGATAAGGCCACCCGGACCCTCATTTGCACCGGATTGCCCTCTTTTGACCGCTACGCCACCCCTATTGAGCAGCATGAGTATGTTGTCGTTGGCGCAAGAACCTCCCACGGCAAGTCGTCTTTCCTCACCCAGCTTGCCGGAACGGCCATAGCACAGGGGCACAGGGTTGCTTTCTTTACGTTAGAGACTGAGGACAAGGCAGTTCTGAAGGCCATTGTTGGGCAGCGTGCCCAAGTGAATGTAAAAAAGCTGGCGGAGGAGCTTCCGGGGAAGCAAAAGGAGTTCATCGACAAGCTGCGTTTTGCCGGAAGCACGAAGAATCTGGTGATTTATGACCGCGACATGACCCTGGGCCAGATCCAGAGCCGTTGCCGCCTGCTTGCCAGCACGTTTAAGCCCCATCTGGTGATCCTCGACTACCTTGGCCTTGTCGGCGGCACAGGCGGGAAGTCGCCCTATGAGCGCATGAGCCTTGTTTCCAAGGCCATGATTCCTCTGCGCAAGGTGCTTGGCTGCGCCTTGGTGGTGGGAGCGCAATTAAGCCGCAGCAGCGAGAGCGAACGCCGGGAGCCGACCCGCACGGATTTCCGGGATGCTGGCGGGATCGAGGAGGATGCCCACCGTTGCTTGGCGCTATGGCGCAAGCCGGGGCAGGCATTGGACATGGAATACTTCGACACCGACCTGTTGCAGCTCAAGCTGCGGGACGGCCCGCTGGCGCACGTTCCTCTGCGCTTCCACGGACGAACGACAAGGTTTATGGAGGCGGCAATTTAACCCCAAACTCAAAATAAAAATATGAACTGGACACAAAATACCCCCGAAAGCAGCGCCGTGCGCTGCGCTGAAAAAATGCTGGCGTCTTCCGAGAAGATGCTCCGTCTTCGCGTTGACATAAACAAGGTGAGGGCAGAGGGCATGAAGGTGGAGATTGCTCCGCCCGTATCCAAGCACTACCGCCCCAATCGCCTGGCCCCCAAAAAGGTTGATTCAACCCTTGAGGCCGCGCTGGAAGATCTGGTGAAAACCCACGGGGCGTTCCCGCCCTACGGGCAAACCACTGCCTTTGCCAAGAAACACGGGCTGCCAAAGATTCGCCTGTTCAATCGGCTGCGCAAGCACCGCACGGCGAAGTGAAGGACTTGTTCGGGGATGAGATTAAGCAGCCAGAACAGAAGCCAGCCGCTCCGCCGCCCCCAAAAATAGTTGTAAAACACCCCACTTCGAGCTTGTCAGCGGCCCCAGAAAGACCATACGTAATAGTCAAGTGCGGCAAATACACCGCAACCCTGCTCTACAAATAAACACCATGATTCCTACATTCGACAACACCCGCTCCCTTTCCAATGGGGACACGTTAAAACAAGGAGACTTCGTTGTGATTGACTCCTCTGGCTTCGCCCCACGCGAAATTGTGGAGGTGGAAATACCGGAAGTGGGCCGCTTGCTCACGGACAACGAGGACTACGAATACCGCCGACTCACCGTGGAAGATCCTGTCTCCACCATTCTGCGGGACACGGGGATTGAGACGGAGATTGCCAAGAAAGCCTTTGTGTCATTCCTGAAATGCCTGAAGCTGCTTGACGAGAAGCAGAAGATGTATGGCATGAGCAACATTGAATGGCTGGGGGAATACGGCATCAACCTGCGCGTGGGGGAAAAGGCCGCCCGCATCAAATATCTTATGGATCAGAAGTTCAACCCAGACACGGAATCCCTTGAGGATTCGTGGATGGATATTGTGAATCTTGCCCTTATCGGCTACATGAAGCACAACAACCTTTGGAAATAACAATCAACAACAACAACATACCATGCCACTAATCGCCACAGCCTCCGTCAAGAAAGACCGCAAACCCGTCCCTGCCGGGATGCAGCACGCCGTTTGCTTCGCCGTGTATGACCTCGGCACCCAGCCCGCCAACGGCAAGTTTGGCCCCAAGCGCCAAGTGATGTTCAACTTTGAGATCCCCTCTGAGCGAATCACGGGAGAATACGAAGGCGTGGCCTTTGACCGTGCCGCAACCATCTGGACTTGGCCGCTCACCAATAGCATTGGCCCGAAGGCCAGGATGCGCCCCCTTCTGATTTCTTGGCGTGGGCGCGACTTCACCGAGCAGGAAGCCCAAGGCTTTGACGTTATGACCGTAGCCGGGGCCAACTGCCTCATCAACATCACGCACAAGCCGGGGGCTGAGGGTTCCGTGTATGCAGAGATCAGCGGCATCACCCCGCTGATGAAGGGCATGTCAAAGCTGGCTCCCGAGAATGATGTCGTTAAGTTCTCGCTGGACGACACCACCGGACCCGTTGTGATTCCCGAGAGCATCCCCGAGTGGGTGCAAGACAAGATCAAGCAGAGCAACGAATACCTCACCCGCGCACAGGCAACGCCGACGCTTCCCCCCGTCAAGGAGGAGGAGCCTGCTGAGGGAGAAGACGTTCCCTTCTGAGGAGACCCATTTATGCAAAACACCGAAATACCCAAGGTTGATTACGCAACGGCTGTTGGACGCTTAGACGGCATTATTATGTCCTTTGAGATTGGCCTACTGAACCGCAAGGAGTTCCTGGACCGCTGGAAGAAGATCAAGGCGGACGTGGACGAACAGGCTGACGTTGTGAAAAAGTTCTTCGATAAGGAGGCCAACGAATGAGCCACTACTACACCCGCGACGGCAAGGCTGCACACACGCAGCCTTGCAAGAGCAAGACCGCCAAGAAACCCACGCGACCTACAACCACTCGGGACGCCATCACGCTTGGTCTCCTGCCCAGCGTATCCGGCATTGCAGACGTGCTTAACAAGCCCGCCCTGTATTCCTACATCACCCGCGAAGCCATTGGCCTGTGCTATGACCTCCCGCCCCACCCGCTAGAGGGCAGGGATGAATACGTCAAGGCTCTGTCCGACAAGGCCAAGGACGAGGGCAGCAAGGCCGCAGACGCAGGCACCCTCATCCATGCCGCCATCGAAGCGGAACTGACGGGGCAGGAATGGGGGCATGATGCCCTTGTCACCCTTGCCAGCGGCGAGGCCGTTCCAATGGGCAAGATGGTGTTCCCTGCAATGGCCCGAATGGATGCGCTTGGCATCAAGGCACAGCAGTCCGAGAAGGTGCTGGTGAATCGCTTTGTGGGCTACGCTGGAACCACCGATGTCATCTTCTCCTCGGACAACGAATACGGCATCCTGGACTTCAAGAGCCGTAAAACCACCCCCGGCAAGCCCGTGGATCCATACGAGACCCAGCCATGCCAGATTGCCGCCTACGTTGCCGCGCATTGGCAAACCGAGGACTTCTTTAAGTTCGGGGAAAAGATGTGCGGCTACAATCTGTATATCTCCACCACGGAGATTGGCCGGATTGAAGTGGTGCGCTACGACTACAAGGAACTGGATACCGCCTACCGCGCCTTCCTGAACATGATGAACCTTTGGATTTGGCAGAACAAATACAACCCCGCATTTTAATACCAATGAACACAGAACAACTTAGGGCCGCTGGCTACCGTCCCTTGACGCACAAGCTGCGCATCCCGGAGGACGATCACTTCCTCGCCCGCCAGCTCCTCCTGCTCCGCAGGGGCAAGATTCCCTATCACGTTGTTTGGGACGACGGTAGCAATAGCATCTGCGAGGTGTGGAGCGTTCCAAGGGTGTCCTCGGATGGGGAGGAGCAGGAGGAGTGAGCACCGAATTCTACGATCTCTTTCCCGTGGATGAGACGCTATCCCCGCGCCTTGCGTGGATGCGCAAGCACGGGATAGAGCTGGAGTCCTACCCGGACGATGTGCTTCCCTTCAAGGCGCATTGCCCCAAGATGCCCGAGCTTAAACCCGCCTGGGGATACGGGGAAGATTCCGCCCTAGAAACCTACGCAATTTCCAACAATATCCCCGTTTGGTATGTCTGAGAAGCCCATCATGGGCCATGCCGCCTTCCACCCCTACGCCGCCGTGCGCGGCGAAAAGGTGTATTGCAACAAGACGTGGACAAGCGCGAAATTCCACGGCTTTATCCGCTCCGCCCTGCGGAGGGCGTGGACCCGCTGGCCTGAGCAATACAGGGCACGCAAGCTGGCCCAGCGGCCCTACAAGGGGCCAAACAAGCAACAGAAATGGCAATACATGTGCGCGGCCTGCTTGGAATGGAAAATGGGCAAGGACACACAGGTGCATCACAAGGTTGAATGTGGGACGCTTCGCAGCTTTGACGACATTCCAGGCTTTGTGGAACGGCTCCTATGCCCCGCCGAAGACCTTCAGATTCTCTGTAAGCAATGCCATAAAAAACAACACAAGAATGACAAACAATAGATCCATACGCCGCCTGATTTGGGACATTGAAACCTCGCCCAACGTCGTCCTGAGCTGGCGCGTTGGCTGGAAGCTCTCCATCGACCAAGCCAACATCATCAAGGAACGCGCCATCATCTGCATCGGCTACAAATGGGAGGGCGAAAAAACGGCCCACGTCATCCAATGGGACAAGAACCAAGACGACAAGGCCATGCTAGAAAAGTTCCTGCCCATCCTTGGGTCTGCCGACGAGGCCGTGGCCCACAACGGGGACAAGTTTGACTTGCCGTGGTTCAAGACGCGCTGCGCGTTCCACGGGCTGCGCTTCCCGCAAATCAAGACCGTGGACACCCTGCAATGGGCACGCCGTCAATTCCTGTTCAACAGCAACAAGCTGGATTACATCGCACGGTTCCTGGGCTTCGGCGGGAAGATCAAGACGGAGTTCGGCTTATGGAAGGAAATCTGCCTGAATAAATGCCCCAAAAGCATGAAGATTATGACGGCCTATTGCGCCCGAGACGTGCTGGTGCTGGAGAAGGTGTGGAAGCGTCTCTCGGAGTTGGTGAACGTAAAGACACACGCCGGGGTGCTGCTAGGGCATGACAAATGGACATGCCCACGGGACGGCAGCAAGAACGTGAAAACCTCAAAGAACAAGGTAACGGCAGCCGGAGCCAAGGCATACCAGATGGTGTGCCGGGATTGCGGCGGGTATTACACTATTAACCAAGCCACCCATGACGCCTATCTGGCCTACAAGAAGAAAGAGGCCGAGAAGAAATGAACGGGAAGGGAGACACACCCCGGCCCGTAAAGATGGAGAAATACGCGGCCAACTACGACCATATCTTCAGGAAGGCCAAACCCAAACCAAAGCCCAAACCCAAATGATAATTATCTGGCAGAGCATCCTGGAGGAAATAAACGAAGATGAGCTGGGGTTTGAGGAAACCTACCTCAAAATCTAGGGGCGTGTTACCATCGCTCTCTGTCACAAACAATCTTGCCTCCATAGTTTTAACGGTAAAACAAGAGTTTTGTAAACTTTAGATCTCGGTTCGATTCCGAGTGGAGGCTCCAATTACTAACGGGCTGTCGCCGGTTTAATATCAACCATGCCGCCCACGAAGCCTACAAGGAATGGCGGGCGGAACAAAAGGAGAAGAAGAAATGAAAACGACCGACTCAGAAATGATTGATTTTATGGAAAAAAATGGGCTTGGCGTCAGGTGGTGGGGCCAACCTGATTGCCCCAAGACACATAATCAATGGGAAGTAATTTGGGGGAATGAAGACGAGCGGATTTCAATTAGCAAAAACGGCATAAGGGCCGCTGTTGCGCTGGCTATGAAACGCGCCGAAAAACAAGTAAACGAATACACGCCATGAGCGACGACAACTTGATATCCTATTACGGGAAGGACAGCTACAACGACATTGTTGTGGACAGTGACCTTGGCACCCCGGCGCTCCTTGCCCTTATGCGGCTATGAAAGACCTTTTCTGGGTGGAGGTGGCCGTTAAGCCCGAAAAGCCCGTAAAAGCCAAGGAAACGGCCAAGGCGGGCATTGTGGCGGAACGGGAGGCTCCAATTACTGATTAGCCTGCTGAAGCAGCTTGATCTGGCGGAAGACTTCAGGGGTAACAATACCCTTACGCGCCATAGATTGAATGTAAGCATCTGGATTCGGGAATCCAATCGACTGCTGATAAATGTATCCAGCACGGGTTCCGTCAGAAGAACCAAGGCCCATTATGAGCGAGTCTTTTGGGGTCATTCCGCGCTGCTTTGCAAGCTGCTCTGAGCGGGAAATGGACAGGAGCGATTTGCCAAGGCTGGGATTTACTCGGGCAATCCTTTGGATCTCTTTCATCTGCTCTTGGCGCGGAAGAACAGAAATCTTTTCCTCCCAAACCGCAGTGGGGGTTACACGTTTCACCAACGGAATGTCAGAAACCTTTCCGTTAAGCGTGTCCAAAATTGCAGAATTACCAAGTCTGGCACCCTCGCCACCCAGAACTTTAATTATTTCGTCCTCCGAAAAATTAAGGGTACGCAAGCCGTTTACCTTTTTAATGACCTCCTGCATGTTCGCCTTGTGGGTGGCATTAGACTCCGCATAAATAGCCGCCACTTCCTCCGGTGATTTCTTCGCATAGTCACGCGCCGAAGAATACCGGGATGCCACCAACTGAGAGTTTTCCACAAACTCCTTGATCCTAAACATCGCGTTCTCTTCAACCTTAAAAGAATTGAGCCGAACTCCGATCTGCCTGCGGGCAACATCGCCCGTCGTAAGCTCACCCTGGCCACGTTGCGCCTGTTGGAGCTTTCTAACCTCACGCGCAAATCCGGGTTCAAAGGCATCGCCAATCAAAAACTGAACCCGCTCCTTTGTGTTCTTATAACCGTCTACTTCTGCGCTAATCTTCTTCCGGTTCTTGGGGTCCACGTTAAACAAGGCAGCGGCAGTAGAACGAAACAGGAAAGAACCCTCACCAACAAACTCTTTGGCAAGAAAGTCAACCACGCCCTGCACGGGCTCGCCCTTTAACCCTGCATCTAACGCAGAGAGCCCAACCGCATGTGGCACGATATACGAGGGATTGGCGTATTTTCCCGTGCGGGTTTTGGGATCATAGGTAATGGCAAGGAAGCTATTGTCATCGTATGAAGGAATGGCTACATCCTTTAGCGCGGCCTCTGTTGTATTATCTACGCCGTTGTTGGCGTTAAACGCCTTTATCGAAGCAAAGGTTAGGCCGTAAATGCCAAGCAATGCGGATAAGCGCCTTCCGCCTTCCTCTCGCATGGCTGCTACGTTAGCAGGACCAAGACCCCGAACGCCGTTACCAAATGTCCCAGCCATCATTTCTCTAATGACACGGCCCTGGTTGTATTGGTTGCGGGCAAACTCCATTGTAAAAGAAGCAAACTGCGGAAGAATACCCACGCGAGACAGTTCTTTACCCGTGCGGGAAAGACGCGCATAGTTTTGGTAAACGTCATTGGTTACGTCAGCCGCATACCGTTTAATCGTTTCCTCGTTGGCCGTTGGAAATACGTCTCGAAACAAACGCTGGTGATGTTTCCATGCCACAAACCTACCCATTGTGTCGGGAACCGTGTACGCCTTGGAAATGGGGTCTATAATCTTTTGTGTGGTGTCCGAGAAAAACCCACGTTCTAAAGATGAACGAATGTCGCTGTCCAAAATATTGCTGCCCTTTATCCCGTAGCGCGTCATTTCATTAATCTCCCGCAAAAGGGAAATTCGAGCCTGTGGATTCTTCGTTAAACGCTCAATGGGTCCGTACTCCGACAGGGCCATGCGCAACCCCCGGCCCGCACCGGAAAACGGATTGATGCCCATTCCTGCCAAGTTAGCCATATTGCCATATAGCTGCACGGCATAGGACGGTGGATTCGCCAACACCTTAACCGCCTTAGATACGCCAACGGCAGTGTTCCACAAGTCGGACAAAGCCGAACTTACCGGAACCCTAACGGCATCCTTGCCACCAGACAAATAAATCTGGTCTAGGGCTTTTTGCACATACTGTGGAACGTAAAGCCCCGATCCCCCTTGTTCGTAACGACGCAAAGAAAGCTCTGCCATGCCGGGGGCAGAAAGATTGCTCGCCATTCCACGATCTATCAAGAGCTGTTTAATAGCAGAGTCCGCTTCATCCCTGTAAACGCCACGGGCAACGCGGGTCAAACTACCCCTAATGCGCTCCCCAGGCTCCGTAATCTCACCCAAGTAATCCAATACGGCTGGGCCAAGGTCTTTCTTTTTACGAAGAAAACCATCAATCGCGGTTGGCAGGAAGTTGCGATTCTCTACGGCAGACAGCTTTTTGCTGTTTAGTGACGCTAAAACCTCATCGGCATCCCCGCCAAGTTCCTTTCTTGCCGCATCAAGTTGCTTCTGTGTCGGAAAATAATCTTTGTTGGTAAACCACTTAAACTCACGGGTAAGGTATTTGCCCTCGTCCATTGACTTTGTAATCAAATCGCGGGTTTCCGGGGTGGCCGTGGTTCTGCCAGTATCGATGTTTGCAATCACCTTGCCCTGCAAGTCGCGCATCTTTTCACGAAACAGGTCCAACTCAGGCACAATTTCTTTATAGGTAGGGGGAAGGTCTTCTATGGCCCTGTCTAGGTATGCGTTAATTTTTTCCTGCGCATCAATGGGGTCCACCTGTTTCTTGACAAAAACATCTACACGCTTGGATATGCGGGAACCAAGTTCTTCGTCCGCTTGCGCGGCCTGCCTAGAAAGAATAGCCTCTGATTGAATCTGTTTCCCCAAAACACGGCTAGGGGCAACCAATGCCTTTGCCATATTCAATCGGTCAGCAAACCGGCCCATAAGCGTGCTTGTCTTGGCCGTAGCAACCGCAATCATGGGGGCGTCCTCTGCCGCGACCACAACATCCTCTGCCGCCTTTTGTACAGACCGTAAGGCCGCATTAGCATCGGCATTATCACTTGTTGGTAAAAACTCTTGGGGCGTTAATTCTCCACTCTTTATCGCATTATCTACCTGTTGGGGGGTCTTGTTCCCGATCTTGTCCCAAAGCCGTTTACCGCCAAGCATTGCCCCTCCAAGAAGACCGCCAGCCAGCGTGCCAAAACCAGCATACGTGCCAATTTCCTTAAACGTAGGCAGTTTTTGTTCATCTACCCCGGCAATTACCGTGGCTTCTGCGGCACCCGTAAGCGCACCGCGACCAGCTGCCTTGGCAATCGTAGCTCCTGCCTTGGCACCACCTTTAACCGCGCTTGATCCGGGTATAAGATTAACAAGACCAGCAAACAATGCTCGGCCTACGCTAATGTCTTTGCGGCCCTCAATTTCTTGGGCGGCAATCGAGCCAGCAACACCACCGCTAAAAGCCAATACCGGATAAGAAATGCCAAGTGTAAAAGGCGCAAGTGCCGCACCAGCCGCCTGACCACCAACCCCAATGCCAATCTCGGCAGCTATGCCAGTACCAACTTGACCAAGGGACGGTTCTTCTTGTGGCTTTGGCTGTTCAGCGGCAATTGACTGTTGGGCGGCAATCGGCTGTTGATTTGAATATTGCGCAAAAATACCCTCAAGTTCTTGATCGGTCGGCGGCGGGCCTTCTCCGTTCAATTCAAGCTCAACACCGGTCTTGCTATCTTTTACTAGATAGGTAGGCATGGTTTATTCTACACCAAGCCTCATTTGGGGGTTACGGTGAACCGGCCAACGGGTTGCTTGCTTGGGGCACCCTGAGTAGCCGGAGAAGCGTTGGTATTAAAGAAAACAGCCAAGTCGTCAATAGTTGGCGTTTGACCAAGACCATTTTTAAGTTCAAGTCCAATAGCAATGTCAAGTGCCTCATTGCTTTTGCCTGCTTCGTACAGCTTCCGCATTTCTTTAACTTTTCCAATTTTATCGTCTCTAGCAAGAATAGCGGCAGGAATCTTTAATCCAGCGCTTTCCGGCAGCACTTGAGCCCCACCCGTACTGGTGGTGACAACAGTTGCCTGACGACCAGTGTCGGGATCTGTAAGCGTTTGAATCTCTGGGGTAAATCTCTTGGGGGAAAGTTTTTCCAGATTAACAAGATTTTTGGCCGCAATTTCTGGGGGAACGCCACTCTCAACTGCTGTTGTAAATGCGCCCTGCACGTCAACTTTGCCTTCGGTGTCAGTATTTGAAGCAAGTGCCTGTTTAAGAAACTCGTTATTTCGTGAAACGGTTTCACGCTCAGCACTTCCAATAAGACCCTTTACGGTTTCGCTTGCTTGCGAAGCAATGCCAAACTTTTCGGCAGTATCCATATAAGGATTGTCGAGTTGCGAAAGAGTTTGATAAGCCTGATTCCGGACATAATCGGGCATATTCTTATCCATTGTGAGGCCACGAACAATGGTGGCGGCAGCCTTAATTTGGCCGGTCTGCATCTTGTCTTGCTCCTTAAGCAGGCGGTCTCGCTCGGCCATCTTCTCCTTGCGTTCACCACGCATAGCTAGTCCGCTAGCTATAGAACCCAGAGCATTTTGGATGCCTTGGCCAATAGCAGCACTACCCTGCGCCTCCATCTGGGCACCCGAAAGCGCACCCTGCAAGTATCCAGAGTAATTGGTTGCCCCTAGCTGGGGATTAACTGTTGTTCCAAATCCGTAGGCCATAAGTTAAAGAGCTTTCTTTTTGAGTCAAAATCGCTTTTCGTAGAAATAAGCAGCTCGTCGCCGGTGCCTATGTCCACTAGGGCAATAATAACATACTCCCCAAGCCGCTTTTTATCCGAAGGGCCACAGTTGGGGCAGTAAATCCCAAAGTTCCAAAACTTAGAAAAGTCCCCGCATCCAACCACAAAATCAGGGTTTTCTGGATTAATGTATCCAAAGTGAAAATCGTTGCTGTTGGCCTCACTTATGGCAATCCTAGAGTCCGGGGGCGAAAACTCCCAAAGATCCGTGCCTTTGGGTATGTCTTTCAAGGCGAACAAGCCAAGCCCGTGAATCGGGCTACGCCTAACGGCTATGTCAACTAACAGCATTTTGCTTTCCGTAGTAGTTGAAATTAGGCTTTTCGTAAGGAGCTAAATGGGCGATGTTGCTAACCTCCATATTTATCTTTGGGCAGTGAACAGAAACCGAAGTTTCTTTTGAGTTAATGCAGGCAATGCAAACATTTGCATAATCGCTGTTTGTCCACTTGTCGTTGTATTCCTTTTTGGTTTCTCGGTTGTATCTTTCCCATTGCTGGGGAACGTCATACGTCTCGGTGTATTCCCAAATGTCTTCATCTGTCCACTGGCGCAAGGGGAAGGCTCCGTCTGGCGATAGGCCGTGGTTCTTTTTGATGTCAACATGAAGATTGACATGGCCTGCAATTGAATCGCGGTCGGATGACTTATGCCCGATCAAAACCACGTCCCACGGGTAATCAAACGCACACTTTGGTCGATTAAGTAGCTCAATCCCGCAAAGCCATTTTCTACCATCTTGGGGATCAAGGATGTTTTTTGGAAGCTGCAAGTAACTACCGGGAGTATTGCCAATCTGGTAATGGTTAGTGAACGCCATTATTTCTTTGCCCTCCCATAGCGTAATCTTGCTTGGTGGATAGTCGTAAATCTCCAAATCCCACGAAGAAATTATGCCATCAGCAAACCTGTATTTCTGCGGCCACCACGGGTCTTTGTGAAAAATAATCGGCAGCTTAATGTTATGCTTTAAAAGGATATGCAGCAAAACCATGCTGTCCTTACCGAAAGAACACATAATAGCTGGCTTCTTGTATTCGCTCAAAATGCGAGTAACAAAATCAACGCAGCCAGCCTCTAGTTTGGTAATTGATTCCTTTGACATACCAGCAAACTACCTGCTGGATTTTGTCAGTCAATCACAAAGCAGCAAGGCCAGCATATGCGCCAAGCCCGGCACCAACGCCACCGGCAATACCACCAATCATAGCGCCTCGGCCCTGATTTGAGGCACCAGCATATCCCGCCTGAGCACCATAAATAGAGCTTTGGTAATTAGCCTGATTAGCCTGCTGCTGAAGGGAAAGGTTAATCCCGGCATTTGGATCAAACAGGTTGGGCCCAAGGGGCTGCCCAGCAAGACCAGCGGCAAACTGCGTAGAAGCCATGCCCATGCCTGGAGCCTGCGAGGGACGCCCCAGAATGGCTTGGAAGGGGTCAGAAGCCGTGGACTGACGCGCTCCCACCAAGCCCATAGCGTAGGCTCGATTGGCCTGCTGCTGCGACTGTTCAAGCTGTCCAAGGCCAAGCAAGCCCTGAAGGTCCACGCCACGGCGCTGCTGGGCCATGCCAAACCCTTGACCAACAAGCTGAGAACCAAAGCCGACGTTCTCACGCTCAAGGTTCATTTCTTGGGCAAGACGCGCCGCCGTCTCGTTTGCAATGCCGCTTTGATCTCCAACGCGCCCCCGAGACTGAGAGGCCACACGCGACTGCTGGACAACATTACGAAGCTGGGTTGGCGTTAGGTTGCCGCCACGGGAAAGAAAATCAAGACCAGCCTGAGTAACCTGCTGTTCGCCTTGGCCCTGCGACATGAGCTGCCGGATGTCATTACCCACCGACATACCTCCACCACGAAGGGCTTCTGCCTGAGTCAACGACTGTGCAAGCTCTGGATTGGCGGCAATAAAGGCACGGGAAGCCCGTGACCCCAACGCCTCAACATCTCCAATATCGGCTGAACGCTGTGCGCTGGCCGCTGCCTGAGCCTGTTCCTGCGCCTGCTGGGTTGCAATGCGGTTGAGTTCAAGAAGACCCCTTTGCCCACCGCTACCCATCTGCAAGGCATTGATGTCTGCAAGCTCAAGGGCTGTGTACTGAGGACGATACTGCTGTTCAGCGGCAAACAACTGCTGCTGGAGAGCGGGGTCGGACATAGCCTTGATAAAGTCGAGCGACGACTGGCCCGGATCAACTTGAGCCGGGGGAGGCGGTGCAGAAGGCATTACTGTTCTTGAGCCCATATCTTAAAAAGTGTTAATAACTGTCTTTAATTTGCTGAAGTTGTAAAAACGTGGCTTTGGCTTTCCTTTAAATTCTCTAGCCCAGCCAATTTTGGGAAGTGGAAATACAATGTTGGAGTATAGCGCAAGTAAACCGAGTGGCCCAACAGCCATCTCAACCCACCAAGCATCAGCTTCTTCAACACTAACCCAACGCTTGTAATCAGATTCAATACAGGGACGGGCCAAGACAAGTACGGTTGGCCCTGAATAGCAGTAGCCGTGCTCCAGATAAAGCCCATGAACCCTTGAGAAATCAGCTCCATACAATTGGATTGCTTCGGAAATGGCTGACATTCATTAAGGGTTAGTTGGTTAGCCTGACGGCCTGAATAAATCCAGCCGGTCCACTTGGGGTAGAGCTTCCCAAATCCAGGGTGGATGCGGCGGTGCGAAACACCTTGAAGTAAATAACCTTGTTAGACGCGACGGTAATTACTCCAACGCACGAAAGATCTGCGCGTGCAAAATCAACGATTAATTGCGATGCCCCGCCACCAAAAGCAGCCGAGTCGGTGTTGTTCCAGAACTGAGCGTTAATGGTGTCCGCTATGTCGGTTGTTCTCCCCGCAACCGAGCCAATTAGCAACCAAGTGCCCGCTGTAAGCGTAACCGTAGGCGCATTGGCGGTATTAAACACAAGATCTATGCCAGCCGAGCCTGCGGTTTGCGTTACTCCAACGCTTGAGGCCAAGTTGCTGTTTAGGTTGCTGCCCAAAACACCCAGATTTGTGCGTGCGCCAGAAGCCGTAGATGCACCCGTGCCGCCGTTGGCAATAGCCACAATCCCCGTTACATTGGTAGCATTACCAGTTAAGGGTCCGCTAAACTCTGTGGCCGTTAGCGTTCCGCCACTATTCCAAGAAGGCCCACCCGTGCTAAGTTTTGCCGGAGAAATGCCGCCATCCCTTACAATTACAGAACCGCTTGAAAGCTGGGTAGTAACACCATCAACCGCACCAGATGCAAATGTCGCGCTATTAACGGCGGCGTTAAGATTGGTTGATGTAACCTGATCGTTTGCAGCGTATGTGTTACCTGTAACAAGAATTGGCATTGTCGTATTTTACCACGCTTACTTCTTAGAACTAATTCCAAGATCGGTGAGTTGAGAGGTTAGCTTAAGCGCACGAATCTTGGGCCTGCCCTGCGTAGGGGAAATGGTGAACTGAGCGCCGTATCCACGCACGTTGCTGCACCGTCCACGCACAGAGGCGTCTTCCGAAACAGCCAACTTCTCGCCCAGCAAGTCGCTAACCGAGTCAAGGATTTCAACCGAGTCTGGGTTTTCCGTTTCAAGGCTAATGTTTGCGTCGGATTCGTTGCTGTCAGAGCTTTCAAGCTGAAGCTCAAAGGAATTGTAACGCTTACGGTCCATCGTTCCAGCGGTGTATTGCCGTGTTGTAAGGTAGGAAACAATGTTTTGCGGGGTGGCTGGGTAGCTCACCTGATTGATAATCACGTCATTATCATCATCTCGGTCATCAATAATATGGATGCCGCCAAAGGAGTTCACCGCATACAGCTTGTTAAGCGAACCGGCTCCGGCGCGGATTAGGTTGCGAACATTCCAATTCGGAGCGTCAACCGTATCAACCGACTCCCACCCCTGGGTCAGGAAGTTGTAAATAAGAATGGCGTTGTTTTCCGTGGAGGAGCCAATTGGAACCGAAAGGTAGTAACGGTTGTCGTGGTAAATGGCTACGGCGTTCTTCGCGTATTCCGGGTTGATCTGCTTAATGATCGGGTTAATTGATTCGGACAGCGGGATTGATGCACCACGCAGGTTATATAAGTCTTCAAATGTCATGGCGTAAACGCCGTTGTCCGAAAGGAAAAGAATTTGATTGCCCACCTGCACAACCGACTTGCGGGCCAAGCAACCCACTTCGCGGGTAATTTCCTGCACCACGGTTGCAGCCAAGTCACCGCTAACGCCCCGCACAAGATGGATGGTGTTGCGATTAAAGATAACCAAATTGTCCTCGGTGAAGGGCTGGATGGCCACCACGAAGTCTGCGCCACCCGACGCAATGCGGTAGTTGGCGTAAATTTGGTCGTATGTATTGGGGTCTAAAATGTCGGACGCAATAATCTCGTCCGTAATCCCACGGTTTGTAATCGTTGGGGAACCAGAGCTTCCGGCCATCGTGTACAGGTAGGGCATCCACAGCCGCCGCTGGTGGTAAATGCCAAAGGGGGGCGCGGGCATGTGGGTGAACCCCGTACCAACGGAAAGACGACGGCTATAAATTACCTTGGTCGCGGCAAGGTCAATAACGGAAGCAAAGAACGTAAAGGTATTTGCATTTGTGACCGTGGCAACAACATATCCAGTACCGGCCTCTACCAACTCGGAGGTCAGTTTATCAATGACATAAATGCGATCACCAACAACAACCCCGTGCGCCGTTTCACTTACGGTAACAACTCCGTCAGCAATAACCGTGTTGCTGCTTGCATCCAGATAGACAGGTTGCGCGTATGCCCCGTTTTCAACCAGAGTAAAGGCGGGGCTTCCGGTAAGAGTGCCATTCCACTGCAATGCGGTTAATCCATCCCGAAAGATAAAGACAAAGTTAAACGCCTGAAGCATCCCAACATCGGCTGAAATGCTTACGCCGCTCGGGTAGTCAATTTGCGTGGATGTTCCATCAGACAACTTGATTGCATACGCAAACTCGGTTGTGGCAATGATGATGTACTCCGTGTTGTTCGTGTCTGGATCAGAAAAAAGACATGAGCCATAAACAGCGTTTACGGCGTCATCCTCAAGACGAGGAGATCCAACAACAGCGGTACCTGCAATGCTCCCGGAAAGGCCCACAACGGTGATTTCAATTGTGGTTGAATTAACCACCGTGATAAGGCGATTCCCGTTGGGGTCGGGAGTAAGGCCCGTAATACCCGAAACACGGGCTAATGTAGTGGTTACAAACGGATGGGCAGCGGCAAAAACGATGGTTATGACATCGGAAGCCCGGCTAATTGAGGTGGCCGTCGTATTGGCGTAAAGGTAGAACGGCAGGCGCAGGGCAGCGGTATTGGTCGTAATTGCCGTGTCAAAGTTGCTAATGCCTTTCCGTGGTTGCCATGCTCCACCAATGTCCATGCGGCCATTAGACGAGTAGGCCACGTCTCCTGGCTGAAGCTGGTCTGGACGCAGCCGTGCATTTACACGGGAAAACAAGACATCCCCCTCGTCAACCATAAGGTTATCAAGGGAACCATAGTTGCTGTACCTCGGCATTTTTTTAGTATAGCCTACAAATTTGTTTCACCGTGGCAGCCTACCGATACTTTGCCGTTTTTCTAGCAATTGTTTTTGGCTGTGGAACAAACTGCTTACCAGCCCTCATGCCCTTGCGTTTTGCTTGGTTGGTTGCCCGTTTTTCACCGGGGGTCATGGACTTCCAAGCGGCATCTGGAAGGTAGCGTTCGCCGGTTTCAAGGCTGGGCTTGCCGGAGTTGGTGCGCCACTTCTGCCTAGACCAGTTTTGTAGGCTACGCTGCTGGGGTTTCATTTGGACGTGGTGTAACCCCCGCCAGCCTTTTTGTATTTAACAGCTAAAAGCTGCGCCTTGCGGGCCGACCACTGGCCGGGGC